GAAGATTACATGGATTTCTATTTTGTAGATGAGCGTGATGCTATCATATTTCAATTAGCCCGGGGATAATGTGGCTGATGTTATCTTATACATTACTGCTAAAAGAACTATGGAAATAGGACAAGAATTAAGATCAATGGGTTGGATACAAGGTGTTGATTTTGACTATGCTTTCTACAAAGCTGTATATGATAACTTCAGCCATGATCCTGTTATAGAACGCCATGCAAAGTTTACTTTTTATAATGATAGCAATGCTAGTTATTTTGCACTGAAATGGCAATGATATATGAACATTATGATTATGATGCCGGATGGGAAAACACTAAACCTGGTTGGCATGAATGTACGGTACGTGCCAAACATCTTGACAGATATAACGAAATAGTTAAATGGTTAGAAACTAATATTAGTAAACACGAAAGACATTGTAGGTGGGGTATAACTGATGATGACCTAATCAGCTTCAAGTTTAGATATGAGAGAGATTATATTATGTTTACATTGAGGTGGAGTTAATGACAACAATACCTCAAATACAAGATTATGATGACGATGACCCAAACATAGAACAACGTAGAAATCGATGGAACTATTGGGAAGCATTGAAGAAAGTTCGTAAAGAATATATGGCACAGAACAAAGATTTTGATGCATATGACTTTGAAGATTACCTAACTGGACAATATGGCTTAAAGATGAACATAGTTAATGGTAACATAACTGATGGTTATGAGATTGTTGACGAAAAGAAGTACCTACTATTTTTATTAAAATTTCAATGAACAAAACACCCTTCCCCATAACATCTTTACAAAAAGGTAAATTCCTAGTATCATGGCCTAAATGGGGTAACATTCAGACGTTTGATATTAAGAAAAAACTGTTAGATGTACTATTTGAAGATATCGGTAGTGATGAAGTTGGTATTGGAATAACTCCCGGACATATTAGTGAAATGGATATTATGTGGATAACATTGAGTACTTGGGCACAAGATATTAATGGTGATTATGCTAGATACCTAGAAGATATGTACGAGATTAAAGGTGTAGCATTTAATAATGAAGATGAAGCCTTGAAGCTACAAGATTACTTAGAAAAGAAATATATTTGGAAAACATTACAGTTATGAATAAGATTGGTGTTGATATTGGTAAAACAAAAATTGAGTGCTGTGTGCTATCACCTACTAATGATATATTATTTAGAGAACGTCTGCTTACCGATTCAGTATATGAAGAAATAGAATTTCTTTATGATAAAGCATTATCCTATACTAATACCAAAGAACATACATTAGGAATATGTATGCCGGGTTCTATAAGCAATAGAAATAGTTTAATGAAAAATTCCAGCATAGAATTTTTAAATGATACAGATTTTGTAGGTATATTAGAAATTAAATTAAATCGTAAGATAAAAGTCGCAAATGATAGTCAATGTTTTGCCTTAGCAGAAACATTATTGGGCGCAGGCCACGGATATAATACAGTATTTGGAATGATATTGGGTACAGGAGTAGGTGGCGGAATAGTAATTAATCGTACATTACATAAAGGATTTCATAATATAAGTTCTGAATGGGGACATACAACATTAGACCCTAGCAACAATATAAGTTGTCGTTGTGGTAGAATCGGATGTGTAGAAACTTGGTTAAGCGGCTCGGGCATTGACAAATGGGCATATAGTCTTACAAATAAAAAACTATTTACAAAAGAATACCTAGAAATACCAGAAATACAAGAATGCTTTTTGGATAAGTTTGGATTAGCTGTTTCTAATTTAGTTCAAGTATTAGACCCAGATTGTATTGTAATAGGTGGCGGAATCAGTAATAATGATATATTATACACCCAAGGTATTGAACATGTTAAAAAGATTATATTCAACGATGAATTTAACACACCTATCTTTAAAGCAAAATTGGGTGATAGTGCAGGTGTAATTGGAGCGGCATTATTATGGCAAATGATATAATGGTTGATATTGAAAGTTTAGACACAACACCTGATTGTGTTATACTAACCATTGGTGCAGTAAGATTCGACCCTAAAGGTAATGGCGTAGTAGAACGATTAGAGTTACGTCCTACAGTGGAAGATCAAACAGAAATTTACGGGAGGAGTATCAATGAAGATACACTACGATGGTGGAGTGAGCAGAGCCCTGAAGCACTTGAAGAAGCTATGGGAGACGGGGGACGTGTGCCATTTAAAGAGTGCATGGAGACCCTTTATAAGTTCTGTTGGAATCGCCGTGCTGTTTGGAGTAATGGTGCAACATTTGATTGTGTAGTAATGGAAAATGCATGGAGACAAGTTAGTGATAAACCTAATCCTATTCCCTGGCCTTTTTATACAATCAGAGATACAAGAACATTGTATGAAATTGCCGGTGTTAAATTAAGTGATGGTGGGCATAGCACTAGTCACAAGGCAGTTGAAGATGCCGAAAGACAAGCAATTGTTGTACAAAAGGCATATAAAAAATTAGGATTAAGTAATGAGAATTGATAGTGATATTGATATTGACTTTGGTGACAGAGATACTCTATTAAAATTGATATCTCATACTAGAGCAGCAATGCGTAATGTTAAACCTATACGCAATCATGCAACGGGTGTATATATTACTGATATACCATATGATCCAGTAAACAATATAGCAAGTATTGATTATACAGTTGCAGATAAACGTGGTTATTTCAAATTAGATTTATTGAATGTTCACGTTTACAGTCAGGTTAAAGACGAAGCACATCTTATAGAATTAATGAGAGAACCTAACTGGAGCAAATTAAAAGATCCTGCTTTTGTAGAGAAATTGATTCACTTGAACAATCAGTTTTATAATATACAAAAGATGCCGGAACCAATAGATAGCATTCCTAGATTAGCTATGTTTTTAGCAGTGATTCGTCCCGGTAAAAAACACTTGATCGGGTTACCTTGGAAAGAAGTTGCTAAAACGGTATGGGATAAAGGAACTGATGGATATACGTTTAAGAAGTCACATGCCATATCCTATTCATGGCTTGTTGCAGTTCATATGAATTTGTTAGGGTAATCGTCTAACTAGTGTAATACTACGGCGTTTGCTTCTACGTTTGTTTAATTCAATGATACTACAAACAGGACCATGCAGTATGGTTAGACTTTTATTATTGAATGTCCTAATAAAGGGCCTAAAGATGATCCATTCGTCTTTCAAGAACAGATTTATGGGGATTAATCTATTAGATTCCCACCACCAAACATCACCTAATTCTAAGAATTTTTCTTTAACTTCATTGTCTATTATAGCACCGTAATCATATATAGTGGTAACTATATCGTCTCGGTTCTGGACAATGCCCACATAATCTTGATTTGCGTAGGAACAAATAGTTATGAAGGGGTGATTTTCGCCTAAGCGTTTAAAAAACTCGTTTTGTATCATTAATATTATAGTCTCGGATATATTTATCACCCTTCCCAAACCAATAATAAATTAATATATACGGATGACTAAATACACAATAGGAGATTACATTTGTGTACTCAACCCAAGTTTTCATTTATACACAACGCCAGATCGTTGTATTATTATCAGGATATTCGCCAAGGAGTTATATGCCTCAGTATGCTAAACCACTGACCTTACATAAAGGTGTAGACAATCAAATACAGTTCCAGTTCTTAAATCAACAACAAAAACCAGTGGATATTACAGGTAAATCTATTGTATGTAGAATTATTAACTCTACCGGTGGAGCAGTATTATTACAAAAAGCATTAACATTACAATTACCAGCTACAGGTATTGCAGCCTTAGAATTAGGCCCTGCTGACATAGATGGATTTGATGCACAGAAATGTTACTATTCACTAGAAATCCCAGTTGGTGCCTTTGACTTCCCTGTATTTGTAGACCAAAATGCAGGCGGCCGCGGAGATTTAAATATCGTTAATAGTATCCTTCCTAGCTTCATTCCTTCAATGCCAGTCTCTATTCCTACAGGACAGGTGTTCCCTAATAACAATAGTAATGGTAATAGCGATAGTAATCTAATATATTATACTAGCGTAATCACGACAAATGATTCTAGCATATTAACCATACAAGCTGAGTATAGTGATTATTACGGTAACATTGCTATTGAAGGTTCTACTATTGTAGACGGAGACTGGTATCCAATCTTTGATGACACTTATGAAGAATTAACTGAAACAAAAGGTTATGTGGTAGAGGGTTTTCACCCATATATTAGGATGCAATTTGAAAGCAATGCTGGTATAGTAACAAACATATTGGCAAGATAAACAACCATAGTTGTTGATATCTCTGTTAGAGTATGTTATACTACTACTAATGTTTGATATTTTATCTATAATTCCCGGCAAGAAAAAGACTACAAGTAGTGGATGGCATAGCTTTAATGCTGTTTGCTGTAGTCATCTCGGTCATAAACCCGATCGCAGAATGCGCGGTGGTATTAAGTTTGACGGACAAACTAACTGGTCTTTACATTGCTTTAACTGTGGATACAAATGTAACTTTGTATTAGGTCGTAGCATAAGTTACAAAACAAAACAACTACTCTTATGGTGTGGCATTGATGATACCCAAATAGGCAAGTGGAGCTTGGAAAGCTTACAACAAAAAGATTTACTTGAAATTGTTATTCAAAAGAAAACTAAAATAAAAATCAAATTCAAGGATCACGAATTACCTGAAGGTGAAATGTTAGATGGAAATAATCCATTACACAAAGTGTACATTGATTATGTACAGTCGAGGGGGATAAATTATAATGAGTATCCGTTCTTAATAACACCAACTGCAAAAGGTCGTTACGCAAATAGAATAATAATTCCCTACACTTATAAGAATAAAATCGTTGGTCACACTAGCAGATTCTTAGACAATAAAATACCAAAATACATTAACGAACAACAGCCTGGTTATGTGTTTAACATTGATATACAAAAACCTGAATGGCAAGTATGTATATTGACTGAGGGTATATTTGATGCATTAAGCATTGATGGTATTGCTATTATGCATGATGATATAAGCAATGAACAAGCACAATTGATTGCGTCATTAAATAAACAAATTATTGTAGTTCCTGATAGAGATAAGACAGGATTAAAGATATGTGATAGAGCATTAGAATTAGGCTATAGCGTTAGTTTACCTAATTGGGAATTGGATGTTAAGGACGTCAACGATGCTGTTGTAAGATATGGCAAGTTGCCAACTCTATTAAGCATCTTGCAAAGTGCTACAATGAGTAAAATAAAAATAGAAATACAGAGGAAGAAAATTGAGAAAACAATCAGATAATAAAGAATATAGTGTAGAATTGCAGAAGTTGTTTTTGCAAATGATGATTACAAATGCCGAGTTATATACTAGAGTTATGAACATTATGAACTCAGAGAACTTTGATAAGTCATTGCGATCGGTAGCTGAGTTGTTTAAAGAACATACAACAAAATACGGGGTGTTACCTGATAGCACACAGATTAAAGCTTTAACTGGTATGGATCTTGAAGTCATACCTGAATTGAGTCAGGGACATTATGATTGGTTCTTTGAAGAATTTGAATCATTTACTAAACGACAAGAATTAGAAAGAGCAATACTAAAAAGTGCGGATTTACTTGAGAAGGGTGATTTTGGTCCAGTTGAAAAACTAATCAAAGATGCAGTACAAATAAGCTTACAGAAAGATATGGGTACAGATTACTTTGCGGATCCGGCTGGTCGTATTAACAAATACTTTAATAGTGGTGGTCAAGTTAGTACAGGCTGGCCACAGATGGATAAGATTTTGTATGGTGGCATGAGTCGTGGTGAATTGAATATCTTTGCAGGTGGTTCAGGATCTGGCAAATCACTTGTTATGATGAACATAGCATTAAATTGGTTACAGACAGGGATGAGTGGAGTATATGTAACATTGGAATTGAGTGAAGAATTGACTAGTTTGCGTACAGATGCGATGTTAACAAATATGGGTACTAGAGACATTCGTAAAGACATAGGATCAACTGAACTTAAAGTTAAGATGGTTGGTAAGAAAGCAGGACAGTATCGTGTTAAAGCATTACCTGCACAAAGCAATGTAAATGATATCAGAGCATATTTAAAAGAAGTACAGATTCAAACAGGTATCAATATTGACTTTGTGATGATTGATTATTTGGATCTAGTAATGCCGGTATCAGTTAAGGTTAACCCTAACGACCAGTTTATCAAAGACAAATATGTTGCTGAAGAATTACGTAATCTTTCAAAAGAGATGGGAATATTAATGGTAACAGCGAGTCAGTTGAATCGTAGTGCGGTAGATGAGATTGAGTTTGACCACAGTCACATTGCAGGTGGTATCAGTAAGATTAATACAGCAGATAACGTATTTGGTATCTTTACAAGTCGCAGTATGAGAGAGCGTGGAAAGTATCAGATTCAATGTATGAAAAGTCGTAGTTCAACGGGTGTGGGAATGAAGATTGACCTAGAGTATAATATTGAAACTATGCGTATTAGTGACAACGGTGGTGAAGGTGAAGATAGTTATAGACCTCAACCTAGTGCTATTGATATTATGAATAAGTTAAAACCACAAAGTACATTGGCATCAACTGATCCTATCATAGACCAGGCTACAGGGGAGATTTTAGAGCCTGAAAACAAGAAAGTTATAGTAGATGTACAGGGGTCAAAATTGAAGAATTTGCTGAATAGTTTAAAGAAATAAACCGTAAAATAGATAAATACTATTAGGAAACTATTATGCAAAAACAAACTCGTAGCCTGCTACAGGAATTGGAAGCGATTGGCAATAACCGTGATACAAGTCATGTTATTGAAAGTAGAGCCCACAATATCATTACCAGTGCAATTAATCTATTAGAGATGATTAATAGGAATTATCCTAAAGAACAAGCAGAGATATTAGAGAGAAAATTGCTAGGTGCGATTAAATCTCGTGACCAAGGAAAGTTTTCCAAATCAATAAAGAAAAACAGCGACAAAGAGCAGTTATGAATTTATCGGAAACATTAGCATTACTTAAATCTAAAATTGACAAACTATCTATAAATGAAGATAAAGGTCATTTAGACCATCCAGAAGATTTAATCTTTTTGGGAGGAAGTGAGGGTGCTAATCGTGCTGTACAAGCTACCATTGCTACAACTAAGAATCCAGCAACAGTTACAATCAAATGGGATGGATATCCTGCATTGATATTTGGTCGCAATAGTTCAGGCAAGTTTAGTATTATGGACAAGCATATGTTCAATAAGAAAGACGGTACCGGTCGTCAAGTATTCAGTCCAGAGCAATTTGTTCAATATGACCAAGCTCGTGGAGTGGGTCGTGATAGTTTATGGCCTATTATTGCTGAGATATGGCCTGGATTAGAAAAAGCTAGTAAAGGTGCTAAAGGTTATTATTGGGGTGATTTATTATTTCATCAACCACTAAAAGACCAAAATGGCAGTTATGTTTTTAAAGCTAATCCTAATGGTATAACTTATAAAGTAGAAGCTAATAGTTCAGTTGGAAAATTAATAGGTGGAAAGCGTGCCGGAATTGCCGTGCATCAGTATATTGATCCTAATGCAATGACCACTGATGAAGCAGTTACCTTGAATGGAAATATAGGACAATTAAAGAATAATAGTGATGTTGCTATTGTTCCTAGTGCTATGCCTACAGCCCCAAAACTTAAAGTAGATACTACATTAGTAAAGAATGCACAGAATGCAATTAAGAAATATGGTCCTGCAGTAGACCAATTAATGAATACTGCTCCCCAAGCTCGTAATACATTTAATCAATTGTTTACTGTATATATTAACAAGAAGATTGTTGCAGGGGATTTAAATAATTTACTTGACGGGTTTATGGATTTTGTACAGAATAGACCAATGACTGATAAAATGAAAGCAAAGATAGTTGAGCATTTACAAGCTAATGAAGCCGGTTTAGTTGGTGCTTTTACTATATGGATTGAGATGTACAAATTAAAAATGTCTGTTGTTAATCA